TGCGAGCACCTTCAAGCAATCACGCGTGGTGAACTTCGAAACCTTGTAATCAACATCCCGCCTCGCCACGGTAAATCTCTTCTCGTATCAGTATTGTGGCCCGCGTGGTCCTGGGCAACAAGGCCCGAAACCCGTTGGATATTCTCGTCCTACTCAGACACTCTATCAAAACGCGACTCAATCAAATGCCGCCGTGTAATTGAATCAGCGCGCTATCAAAAACTTTTTCCGCTCCAAATCCAAGACGATCAAAACGAGAAAAAGAAATTTGAGAACATCAAGACCGGCGTCCGCATGGCCACCTCCGTCGGTGGCGCAGGCGTAGGCGAAGGCGCAGATTTCATCGTCGCAGATGACCCGCATAAAACCCAAGACATTCACCATGAGAAGCTTCGAACCGACGTTTTAGAATGGTGGGATGAGGTCATGTCAACGCGCGGTAACGATCCTAAAACCGTCGCGAAAGTTATCGTCATGCAGCGCTTGCACGAAAAAGATTTGTCAGGCCACGTCATTGAGAAAGGCGGCTACGACCATTTGTGTCTACCCGCTGAATACACGGGCAAGAAATATCACACGTCAATCGGATGGGAGGACCCACGCATTAATGAGGGCGACCTTCTATGGCCCGAGCGCTTTTCTAAATCCACGCTCGACCAGCTCCGCATCGACCTTGGACCCGACGCCGCAGAAGGCCAACTTCAGCAAGACCCGAAGCCCGCAAAAGGCGGTACCTTTAAGCGCGCATGGTGGAAACGCTACATCGAGCTCCCGAACCTTCTCTACATTAAGCAATATTGGGATTGTGCCGAGAAGCCTGGAATCAGTAACGACTTCTCGGTATGCGCCACTTGGGGATTTACCGCGACTGATAGGTACCTGATAGATATTTGGCGCGAGAAAGTAGAGGCTCCTCAACTGAACGATGCGATTATTTCGAACTACTTTAAATACAAACCCATTGCCGTTATCATCGAAGATAAGTCAGCCGGGACGCAGGCCATTCAACATCTAAAACAAAATTCTCCTCTTCCCGTGATTGCTTATCATCCGGGAAAAGTCGATAAAGTAAGCAGGGCTATCGGAGCTGTTCCAATGGTCGCGGCGGGGAAATGTCACTTACCAATCAACGCACCATGGGTGGAGGATTTCATAAAAGAACTTGAAAAATTCCCACTCGTTGATCACGACGATCAAACGGATAGCTTAAGTATGATGGTAGCCGAACACTCTATTCAAAGACCTAAACCTAGGGCACGGGGGCTTTAAATGAATTTTTGGAAGCGTATGTTTACTGGCGAAACTAAAGTTTCGGCCGGTCGCTCTGTCCTAGTAATGAACCAAGTCGGCAAGCCGCAATCCACGCCGAAAAACTACGAGGCCTTTTCCCGCGAGGGCTATCAGGCAAACGTCATCGTCTATATGTGCGTGAATAAAATTGCCACATCCGTTGGCAGCATTCCATGGTTTCTCATCGGCCGTGACAAAAAACCCATTGAGAAACATCCTCTTCTAGATCTTTTAAAGCAGCCTAACCCCATGCAAGCCCAGTCGGGTTTCATGGAAGCAGTGAGCGCGTACTTTTCAATCTCGGGTAATTCCTACATTGAGCAAGTTCTAGTCGGGAAAACTCCTGCTGAATTATGGCCTCTGCGCCCGGATCGCATGAAAGTCGTGCCCGGAAAAACCGGCGTTCCCAATGCGTTTATCTTCGGGACTGCGGGCCAAGAAAAGGTTTTCCCGGTCGATGTCGTTAAAAACAAATCAGACATTCTGCATCTGAAAACCTTTAACCCGCTTGATAACTGGTACGGCATGAGCCCCATTGAGGCCGCCATGTATTCAGTCGACCAGCATAACGAATCCGGCAAATGGAACTTATCTCTATTACAAAACCGAGCCACGCCAAGCGGTGCGTTCACGGTTAAGTCTGATTCGACTAATCCGCTCGGCTCAATTCCTGATACGAACTTTAATAATCTGCAGCAGCAAATCAGAGAAGACATTGCGGGCGCTCAAAACGCTGGCAAAATTCTCATCCTCGAGGGCGGCCTCTCGTGGCAGGAAATGGGTCTAAGCCCGAAGGAAATGGACTGGATCGAAGGGCGCAATATGTCAGCTCGTGACATCGCTCTATCGTTTAACGTGCCGCCTATTCTTCTTCACATCCCCGGCGACTCTACCTATTCGAACGTAAAAGAGGCGCGTCTTGCCTTCACACAAGAAACCATTCTACCTCGGATGGATTATTTTAGAGACGAGTTTAACCGCTGGCTGGTTCCCCAATTCGGCGACGGCCTCTATTTGGATTACGATAAGGATTCAATCCCGGCCCTTGAACAGGCCCGAGCTGAACGCGGCGCTGAATTAAACAACATCACGTATCTGACGATTAACGAAAAGCGCGCACAACTTGGCTATGAGAAGGTTGAAAATGGCGACGTATTACTTGTTAGTCCGGGTCTTACGACTCTTGATGAGATTGTAAACCCTACCGAGCCCGAGCCTGAGCCGGTTGTAAAACCATCCGATCAGGCAAACGAGGAAGAACAAGTTGAAGAGGATGAACCCGAGGATTCTACCGACGATGCCGAGAAAGATTTTCACTCGCTCGAAGTAAAACAGATCAACGTGCTCACTGCAAAGGGCAAGCGCCGCGCTTGGGCTCAAGTAAACGCCGCACGTAAGCGACTCGCGCACGGCATGTATCTCGACGTGAAAGACGAGCTTGAGGCGCAATCCACAAAGGTCTCGAAATCCATTCAAGGCGTTGACCAGGGCCTTTGGGAATACGCGGCACTCAAGTCAATTGATGACACCGAAGCCGCGATGAAATCAGTTATCGAGAAGCATCTAAAGCGCGGGCTTTTAACTTTCGGAAATCCTATTCTCGCATCCGGCAAATCAATGCCCGATTTCGAGACTAAGATTCTGTCTAAGTTCGATCAATTCGTTAACGCTTTCATTCAAAAAAATACCGCAAAACAAGTAACTGAGATTCAAAATACGTCGAAGAAAAAGGCCCGTGCGGTAATTAAAAAGGCCATTCAAGACGGCCTAACGGACGGCGATTCTGAGCGTAATATCTCAAAGCAAATTAAGTCAGAGCTCGATGCAATTTCTGATACCCGCGCGCGGACTATCGCACGCACTGAAATCGGCATGGCATCTAGTAACGGAGCGCTCGACGCGGCTAAATCACTCGACGTTCCAGACCTTGAAAAAGAATGGGTATCGGATAAGCGCCCGTTCGCGGACCTTCGCGACAATCCCGCAGTCTCGGATCACCAAGCAATGGACGGCGTAACGATTGGCATCAATGAAAAGTTCACCGTGCCGCCTGACGCTGACATGGACGGCCCGCATGATCCGACCGCTGGCCCTGAGCAAATCATCAACTGCGAATGCGCGTTAGTATTTGCACGAGGCGGTAAGGCATTTCTTCCTAACATTGAGGAAGCATGATTCTAATTTGCCCAGTCAAACGCGAGGGACCACAAGGTCCAAAGGGCGATACTGGCCCTGAAGGTCCGGAGGGCGCACGCGGTCCAAAAGGAATTCAGGGCGAAAAAGGTGAGCGTGGCGAGCGCGGATATCCGGGTTTAACGGGTCCGCGAGGGCCTGCAGGCGATTCGTCTACTGCTGATTTCGATAAGATTCTAACGGGTCCGACTGATTGTCTATTCTCTGGACCCATTATTCCTCTCTCTGTTTTGATCGATAATAACGGGAATGTTTTAACGGGGGTTTAAAATTATGGCGCAACATATTTTCTATGGGACGGCGGCACCTACTATTACGCCGACCGCAATTGGCCAGCACTTCATTGATACGACGAATAAGATTTCCTACATCTCGGTTGGGACTTCTAGTTCGGCTGATTGGGAAACCTCCGACGCAGCGGACGTTGCAGCGGATCTTGCTACTCACATTGCAGATGTAGCCAATCCGCACTCGGTAACTAAAACGCAAGTGGGCCTCGGGAACGTCGACAACACGAGCGATTTAAATAAGCCGATTTCTACTGCAACGCAGACAGCCCTCAACGCAAAACAAGACGGCCCTTTAACTGGCGACGTGACGACGAGCGGCGCTGCTGCGACTCTCGCTAACACGGCAGTTACCGCTGGTTCCTATACTCTCTCGTCAATCACAGTAGACGCGAAAGGCCGCATCACGGCCGCATCAAGTGGCTCGGCAGCATCTAGTTGGGGAACGATCACCGGCACGCTTTCGGATCAAACCGATTTGCAGTCGGCACTCGACGCTAAGCAAGACGACATCGTGGCTTCGAATAATCAGTTTGTTTATTCGAATGGCTCGAGTGTTATCGAGGGACTGCCCGGATGGTTTAAGGACCCGACGTGGGGAGGGCTTCAACAATCTCTAACCATGATTCCGGATGATAACACCGGATCCACTCTCAATAACTACCAGCTAAATATTGATCCTATTCAGAATTCACCTGACGAAAACATCAACATTCATAACGTTCAGGTAAATATCGATACCGGATCTAGCGGATTCGATTTCGGAACCAATGGCAGTGCCGTAAGAATTTGGTCTGGTAACGCTACACATAATGGCACTGGAAATATCGGAGAGATTAGCTTCCTAAGTAGCAACTTCACAATTGGTAACGGAACAGATCCAATTACCGCTCGTGGATTCTCTTACGCGTATGGCTTCGGAAATATTAGTGACAACGTAGAAATCGTCGGACCGATGCAGGGCTATGGCTTTCAACCTAGCTTCTCATCTAGTTCTTCAGTTGATACTGATAACTCATACGTAAATGCGTTTTACGATGCGACTAACGCGCCCGACATTATTTTCGGACATTATGTGTCGGCAAACTTGTCGCCAAATCTCGGCGGCATCGCGAACAATAAGAACTATTCCGCGATAAATATTTCTCCGAACGTCGACGACATGCAGGGCAACTCTGGTTTTACTGGGGTTGGTGTTTACGGAAACGTAGTCGGTAGCGGCACAGGATCTTGGAACGGCATACAGATTAACCCTCAGTCGGCCGACATGCATAGCGCGACCGGCGTTTGGGTTAGCATGGACGGCGCCACCGTATTCGCTGGCGTTAAAGCATCCGTCACGATCCAAGACCTTTTCTATGAAGCAGATCAACCCGGCGAAGATCCGGGGAACCTTATTACGATTACGTATACGGGCGGCGCAACCGCAGGTAGCGAGGTCGTCTCTAACGTCGGCCCCGCAATCACGGTTCAAATCGAGGACGGCGTATCGACTGCAACGCAAGTTAAGGCGGCGCTCGACGCCTACGGAACATTCGTCACGAATGCGAGCGTTACTATTTCTGGTAGCGGATCGAATCCGCAAACCATTCAAGGTCCCACGAGTTTCACGGGCGGCGAATGGCCCGGCGAAAAGCTCGCCGGTTACTTTGACGGCAACGTTCGAATCGATGGCTCTCTATCGTTTAACGGAGCCCTTTCGGTCGGCAAATTAAGCGCGTTCGCAAGCGAGGCGCTCGTTGATGGAGGAGGCACCCCTAGCTCTATTCACTCCCTAATCACTAATCCGACCGTGGCCGCAAACGTCACGATTGCGAACGCCGATATTCTCGGCGTAAACACGGCAGCGCTTATTAACATCGGCGATAACGCCGTAGTAACCACGGCGTTCCTTGGCGTCTCAGCTCTTGGCCTTCCCGCAGTACTTACCATGGGCTCGGGCGCAACTGTTGACCGAGTATCGGGTGCCGTATTTGCGCTATCTCTTGATGCCGGATCTGGAGGGGGAACGGTCGACACTGTATCTCTTTGCAGAGCGCTTACGCTCCCGAACGGTGTCACTACCGTTAACCGCCTTTACGGATATCAATTCGACTTACCGTTTGGCGATCCGGGCACTGACACGTGGGGTGTCTACATGGAGCCGGATGTTAATAACTGGCTGAAGGGTTCGCTTCGTTTGGGCGGGACCACGATTACCGACGACAAGGCCGACTCGGGATTCAAATTCCACGTCGAGGGTGACTCGAAACTAGAGGGCGATCTTGCGCACCTTACGGGCGATATCGGATTCTTCGGCACGACTCCCGTGGGGCAGCAGGCAGGCGGGGCCGCAACGGCTGGCGGCACTTACACGGGAACGGAGCAAGCAATGCTACAAGACGTATACGATGCGGTTCGCGCAGTGGGGATTATGGCATGACAAAAGAACGGGCTTTAGAAATTCTAGCGCTTCACAAGAGCGGCGTTAAGCAGCCAATACAGTTAGTTTTGATGGCGATAACAGTGCTCGCCGCAATTAAAAAACCGGAGGAATGATAAATGAAAATTAAAATCACAGAAGCGGTCAAGGATCTTAAAGGAAACCCGATTAAGAATAGCGAGGGTAACGACTGGACTCTTAAAGAAGCAATCGCTACCGCGTGTCTGTCTACCTACCAGGGCGATAATCCTAGTGGCGAAGAGAAATATAAGCGCTGGAAGCTTGCGAATGCCGTTGAGCAACACGCGGGCGAAGAGTTCGAAATGACCGTTGAACAAGTGGCCATGGTTAAGAAGCTTGCGGGCGGCGTGTTCCCCACGATCACGTCAGGCGCAATTTGGAGCATGTTAGAGAAATGATTCAATTAGGCGGGGTAGTTCCTTTATCGGTCCAGTTATCGGATGGGAACGAGCGCGCGCGCGTGCATGTGCGCGTGCTAAACCCCGCTGAAGAAGTGATTTTCGAAGCCGATCTAGAGTCATTCCCGGGCGGTCTTTACTCTAACCGTCAATTCCTTATGCCCGAACTTCCTTTCGTCACCGCGACTTATCAAATATTCGGTGTTACAAATGAGGGTGGGGAATATGAACGGGGGGCAGAAATCTTTTATAGGGACGTGTCTTTTGAACAGACCCGTGCCCTATTCGAAGAGTTCACTCCTCAATACCAAGACTTTTATACTGGCCAAGTCGTCAGCGAAAGCTTCGACGATTTCATCGAAGGGACGATGAGTGTTCAGTCTTAAATTTCGACTTCTAAATCAATTCGGTGCGTCAGAAATCTTAGCATCTCCAAACGAGATTGAGGTTTACTTTCCCTATGAATCATCCGATGCGCTCATGAAGCGCATGAGTCGCGGGGATGTTCGTATCTTGAATGACGTTAAAGGTGAATTCGAAGTCGACGTTTCAGACTTTGAGCTCCAGGGAATGCCAATCGGAGAAAAGCAAAACATCTCCGTTAAGGTTATTTCTACTGGCAAAACTCGCCATGCCATTTTCCAAAAATGCTTAAATGTTCGCGCCGTCGACGTTGACGGAAGCCTCCGAAAGGTAGTCGAGAGATGAAAACCGAGATTAAAACCTTTGAATTCAAGGTCGACGACGCCGACAATAAAAGCGGAATGATTCGTGGATTCGCTTCCACGTTCGGCAATATTGACCTCGGCGACGACGTTGTGGACGTTGGCGCTTTCAAAAAAACCATTAAGGAGTCGGGCGGCAAGTTCCCGATTCTCGCAGACCACAACCCGACGACGCCGCTCGGTTGGAACATTCGCGCAGAGGAAACCGAAAAGGGACTCTACGTCGAAGGCAAATACAACATGGAAGATCCCTTTGCGCGCGCACGCTATGCGCTCGCGCAGCAAGCGCTCGAGATTGGCGCCAAGATGGGTCTCTCGATTGGCTACGCCGTCATTAAGGCCGAGTCAGATAAAGAGCGCCCAAGTCTTCGTCGCCTTAAGGAACTGAAGCTGTATGAATACAGTCAAGTCGTGTTCCCGATGAACACGGCCGCAATGGTCACGGCCGCTAAGGCGTGGCACGAGATTACGACTCAGCAAGAGCTCGTTGAGCGAATCAAATTAGAAGCTAAGTCGCGCGGCATTGGGCTGCACGATTTGAGTAAAGCACTCCTCGAGGGGGGAGCCGCAGAAATCGAAATAGACCCGGTCGACTTCGATCAGTCTATGGAGAGAATTTTTAACCTATTAAAAGGGAGTGCATAAGTGGAAAAGAAACAAGTAGAAATGCTGGAAAAGGCAGTTGCCGATTTCCGCGAACTTAATGACAAGGCGCAAGCTGAATCGAAAAAGCGTGG